CGATCCCAAGTGTCTGCCTAGCGCGTCTTGCTTTCGCATCACCTTTTGCACGGTTACGTTTGCCCCGCGCAACAGGATCGCCACAACCAGCAACACGACGTTTACCATCACGACCTTCACGACCAAGCGTTCCAAATAAGGGACAACTTTTATTGCTGCACTTTTCCCTGTTACCTTCGCACTCTGCTTTCGGTTTCAAATTACTAGTCATAATCTTCTCCTTCATCTAAGTCTGATTCATCTAACTCTGAACAGGGACATTGCATAGATTCCAAACGGACTACCCGAAAACACAAGTCAGCAAACACATCAGTTGTAATAACAATCTCGATGTTGGCGTTTGTTTCTTTCAAACCAACCGCCAACATCATTTCCTCAATACTGCGCGGCGACAACATACGCATCTTGCCTTGCTTCCACTCAAACACTTTTCCACTTCCTTCTTTCACTTCGGATCAAGTTGCGTTCATTAGGTGTATGCCCTGCATACATTCCCCAACGATCTTCTAGATCTTCCCATTGTAGAGAGAACTCTAGACACTCGCGTTGAACAGGACATTGCTTACACATCACACGCGCTCGTGTCCAAACCTTTTCACTTTGCGCATACTCAGGGAAAAAGATTCGTGAATCAACACCCACACAAACAGCAAGCCTGCGCCATTCGTCAATCAACGTGTTTGCTTTCGTTGATATAAGCCTCACCAAGTGCTGTGATCTCACAGACCTGCTGTTGTTGACCGAAAGAACTTGTCCGTGTTTCTCCTGTTGGCATTATGAATTGCAGTTTCCGTAGTTCGCTGCACCGCTTCCAATAGCAAACACGATGGTCAAACATATTCGTATCTTTCCATTGCGTTTCCATTCCTGCTTCCTCATCGGTTAAACCTGCGTTGGTGTAGTAAGTCCACAGCAAACAATCACGCTGTGAACCTTTCTTTACAAACGCGTCACGATTCATTTGTGAAGTAACAGGATCAGAACGACGTGCTGCTGTGAATAGTCCTAGTTGCTCGCTCATTCTGTTTCCACCAATCCAAGTTTTGTTTCCTTAACGTCAAGAACCGTAACCGCATCATCAGTAAGACTTTCAAGAATGAAGTCAATAGCAGTTGCTTGATGTTGGTTGTTCAAACCTGTTGAGTAGTTCGGTATTGCTACAACCATCGTCACCCTATACAGATGGCTATCAGTTATTTCAATTGGGTTGCTTATGTTGCTCATTCGCTTTCCTCACTCTCTGTTTTCTCGCGGATCATCGCAGCAATCAACAACGTTGCCTCAGCCTTAGTTATTTCATCAACAGAAGTTATATCCCTACCAAGTTTCTCTTTCGCATACGGAACAAACTTCTTATTCAGTTTCAAATCAACTACAAGTTTTCCAAGAGTGCCACGTTGTGCATCTGACATTAGATCCGAAGAATTATTAACCACGACGTTCGTTGTTGAAGTCGTCATGCGTTGTGCCTTCTGCATCTCCTCACGTGAAGGTCGTTTCTTCATTGCATAATTTGCATTTGCAAGCCCACGCCCAATTGAACTGGTCTCTGCATTCTCAACAAAAGATGTTCGATTCACAGGTGACGCATCACGGACTTCTTCCGCATATCCAGTTGCTACCAATTCGCCACCACGCTCAAAGTAAATATATGCTTTGAAGATGATCACATCATTTTCTCTGTGAGCAATTTCTGTAATGACCGCACCATCAGGGTGATCACTCCAGAACTGTGTTAGTCGTTCTTCTACTGTCGCGTATTGCGATAAGTCAAACTTCATTTTGTTTCCTTCTTTCTATTGCTAATCCGCATCACACGATACGGAAACCCATCACGCTCAAACTGAGCGACAACTTCTGGATACTCGCTGCGTAGCGCAACTAGATCCAATGACTTTTTACCTGCTTGTTGTTTCCACGAAACAACTTGCACACCATTAATCAAACCAATTTCATTCGACATTAAGTGTCGCGCAATTTCATCACGCGCAATCTTTTCTGCTTCTTCTGCTTCCTTCTTAATCCGCTTTGCTTCCGCTAACGCTTGAAGCACTTGCATCATTTCCGCAGGAAGTTCAACCGATGTTGGTTCTGCACGAACAAGACTAGCAATCTGTTCCGCAGTGAAGTCGTTAATGAAGTCATCAACACCTGTACCTTCATCTATTGCGCTGCAAAACATTTCTGCTTCTGACAACAACGCATCAATAGCGTGTTCGTTCCGTTCAAGTTCTACAACCACCAAGTTCTGACGCGCATCAAGAACAGAAAAGAATACAGGAACATTCAACACCGCCATTTGTGACCAGCCCTGCCATCGCCATTCAATAGGAAGATCATCAGACGATCCAATTGTGTATCGCGTAGTTGTTTTACATTCAATCTGTACCGTTGGTGATTGTTCATTATCAACGGCGTCGCTATTAATGTTCCACCTGCCTGATCGATACATCACATCAGGTGTATGCAATGCAATCTTCAAGATGCGTTCGGCCTCAGTAACAAGCGGTGCTTCAAGAACATTCCCACGATGAAACGCCATATTGAATCCACCAACTACTGGTGTTGTTACTTTCTCATGGTACAGATCCCCACGAGACTTGTGAGGTGAATCATTCATTAGTGCTGGTGCATCGCTGCCACCAAGAATTGCTTTCCCGTTTTCATCTTTCTGTCGTCCTTCTAACCATTCAATAGTTCCGTGTTTTGGTTTGGGTATTAATTTCATTTGATTAACTTTCTAATTGAAAACTTGTTTGTTGTTTTTTTAATGTTCGTTTGTATAACGACAACCATTCATCGCAAACGGTAAAACCTTCTGCATCGACTGGATATGCAGAAATCTTCAAAAGGTATTTTTTGTTTGTTTCAGATATCCATACGTTTATGTCAGCAAAGCGATCCTGATCAAGTGGAAATGCAATCCACCAATCATCACCTAAGAAGTCTGTTTCATATTTGTCACCAATATTTTTTGCAAATGCGCAAAGCACTTCTTCATATTGGAACAGTGTTTCAATGGTTGATGCTTTCATTCTGATCCTTTTGTAATAGATGGGTGTGTCACTTCAATGAATGTTCGGAAGTCCCGAAGGGACACAACAAACTGTTCACCTGTCTGGCGGTTTCGTATTTCTGCAAACAGATCGCGCAGCATCAGTACGTCAAACAATGCAGCGTGGTTAGGTAAACGCACAATCATGGTCTTACTTTCTCGTAGTTATCTAACGCAGTAAACACTTGTTCAACATCGTCAATATCAATCCCACGTCGCTTCTTCATTACCGTCAGCGCGTCATAAAGATTGTCTGCAATGTTTCGCCATTGATTCCGTTCTGCAATGACATCTTCTAAATAGTCTTTCAATACTTCTTCGTTCATTTCAATCCTTCTTTATTTTGCTGATGTGACGTTTAATTTTATTGACCGCAGGTGAATCAAGTGTTGGAGAACACCAGCCCCATTTTTCTAGACGATCCAAAAATGAATCCCAATCAATGTTTTCTGTTGAGCTGAAGAAACCGCTAAAAACTTCTTCTGCAATTTGTAAGCATTCTGGTGTTACATCAGATGCACTGATAATTGTGATTGGTTCTTGATTCATTTCATTACCGCTTTACACCGCAAGCCAACAAGAAACGCTCACGTTGAAAACGTGGATTATCTATTTCAAACTCTGTTGCTAGTTCTTCTGCTACTGTAAAAAGTGATTCAACAATTCTTTCGAAGCCTAATTCTTTTTGTCCAGTAATGTTTGCTAGTAGCACTGATGCCACTACTTCATAATGTTTTTTTGTCATTGTTTTTCCTTGTCTTAATATCGGTTCCTTATTTCCGATGAATTAAACTTTAGCGTCAAGGTGTGTCCCTAGTAGGCATTATGAAAATTGCCTTAGATTGCAAGGGTTTAGGAATAGCACAATGGCGCGATCAGACCGAAACCTGACCACGCCATGCGCCAACCTGTGTCGGAGAAGGAACGACAACAACAGGTCTAGGAACACTCACAATAGTTCAACGCGACACAAGAACGCCATCAACTATTTCAAATACAACTGCACTCATTCGTTTCACCATACAAACAGGAATGTGCATAACGTTGTCAATCATTTCTTCTTGACGATCCCACGACTGAACAATCGTAATGTGATCAACTTTGCCACCATCATTAGCAGCAATAAGAAAACCAACTGTGCGAACAATACGTTCACCTTCGCAATCAATGTCACCAATATGTGTCCACTGCGTAGATGATTGATGCGCATCAGCCCACTCAACAACAACGATGGTATCCACTACCAACCTTCTTTCTTTCTGTCCATACAAAACACTGGTGCCTGAAACGTGATGTTCTTCTCTGGTGTTATCAACGCCAACGCTTGCTGTGGTTGTTCAAAACCAAAACCCATGAGCATTGCATATTCGTCGTAACCCTTCATAGATCCATTCACAACCATTGATGGTGTACTGATGTACTGATGCCAATGACCAAGCCACATCGTCTTGAACGTCTTACCAGTTTGCAAATACCTTCCTTCTTTACGCGCACGCATACGCATGATTGGCGGATAGATACCACCGATGCCACCGCCACCAGAAACCTGATCACCATGTGTAATCAAATGCCCATGTTCATAAATGCTGATAAGTGCATCGGCACTTTCGGGAATAGAAAACGTAACGCGTTTGTCTTTCGTGAATTGACGTTCAACCATCTTCGCAACAAGCCAGTCGTAATTCGTTCTGACGCGCTGCTTCATACGTGGCTTGCGTGTAGTGCGCCCGTGATTACCAACCACAGATACAACGTGGCATCGTTTGAACTCTGTCGCTAGAAGTTCAACAACAGCAGAGATCTGCTCAGACCAGAACAACAACGATCCAATCATTGTGTCCTCATTCGTGAGCGAAAGTTCCTCGTGAATATCACCAGTGAAAATATCGCCACCAAGAATCAACACGACACCATCGTAAGTAACGCCAGACAAATAATGCCTAGCAAGTTTGACAACGTTCTGCGCCCAACGTTCCAATCTCATCACCGCGATCTCGCGAGTGTAAGCGTTCAAGCCTTCCATCTCTTGCGGATCTACAACCTCGTCAAAGTGCGTATCAGAAAGCATCACAACAAGAGTGCCAGCAGACTTCTTCGGTGACGATGGCGAAAGCCAATGCGGAACAGTAAAGGTTTGTGCCTCAGCAGTTTCTACTATGCTAAGAGATCGTTCAATTAGTTCTAACTTGTCTGTTAGTTTGATGTTCTGAATAGATAAAGCATCACGCTGCTTCCTGACCTTGATGAGTTCTAGTTTCTCGCCAA